ATTGTATGTGTTTATTGTATATCTTTGTCATATGATTAGATAAAACTACATTATGAAACCAATGATTATACAAAAACTGAAGAAGGATGTTTATACAGATATTGAATTAGCTGAGAAATATTATAGTATATTATCTGCTATTAACAATCTACATCTAACAGAAAGAGAAATTCAATTGATATCCTTTACAGCTATTAAAGGGAATATTACATATGCTAATGTTAGAGAAGAATTCTGTAAGACATATAATAGTACATCTCCTTCTATTAATAACATAATATCAAAGCTTAAGAGAATAGGTATATTTATTAAGGAGAATGGAAAGGTGAAGGTGAATCCAATTATAGTGATTGATTTCACAAAAGATATAACATTAGAAATAAAACTAGTACATGGAGAAGCCAGTATCAATGTCAGTGAAGGAGTGGATCATCAAGAGGATGTCGATCAACATGGTGATATCTGAGAAGATAATTGATCAAGTGATTACACATCAGTTTGATTCTGCTAATGACGCTATTAACACAAATGATAGTATTGAGATATCAGGGTTTGGAAAGTTTTTATTTAATAAGAAGAAAGCTCAGTTACATTATAATAAGCTTCTTCAGATAAGACAAGCTTATGAGAACACGCTTAATGATGAATCTATAACAGATAAAAAGAGACATTCTACAGAATTAAGAATGATAACAGTGTTGAATGATATTAAAATATTAAAACCAAAAATACATGAGCCTAAATCAAATAATTGAAGGATGGAAGAATCATCTTCTTCCTGAAGAGAGAACAAAAGCTTTTATAGAAGATATTAGTCTTGAGAGACTAGCTATATGTAATGAATGTGATGAACATTCTTCTAAGCATTCATCGATAAGACCAGATGCTCATTGTGTAGAATGTGGATGTACACTTTCAGCAAAGACTAAATGTTTAACATGTGAATGTCCATTGAAGAAATGGTCTGCCACAGAAATACCAACAGAAGATGTTAAGACTACGTAAAATACCATTATACCCACTTATTGAAATCTTACAAGATCTCTATGAGAGTGGAGCAGATTTTATTGATTTGTCAGGAGAGCAGAGTGATGAAGGTGAGACACCAAAAGACACTATACAGATTACAATCAAACCTGAGTATATGTTACATGATGAAAGGGATGATGATGATGAAGATGACATTACACAAGAGATAGAACTAGATTATTCTGATAATGATGTATCAAGCACTATTAGAAAGACTCTTTCTGAAGATGATATAAATGATCTTATATAATGGCAGCAATAAACTATTATAACCAAATCATTCAGATATTAAAACGTTTGAAAAAATCCCACACTGCATACAATATGGGAAGACATATTTCTACAGCTATTGATGGCAGTGAATTATGGGGAGTGTCTGATAAAGAATTGTTTCTTTCTTTACAGATATATGAGACAAGCCTTGATATGGATGTTGATCATAATGAAGAAGAAATAGAAGCTATTATAAAAGATGGCATGAATTTGGAGAGAACATTGTTCGAAGAAGAGGAAGATTAATAACTAATATAATACCAACTACATAATGGCAGTAGCAAAAAAAGCATTATTAATAGAATATGAATTAGATTTTCTAGATAAACAATTAGCAGAGTTAAAAGAATATATAGAAGCTAATCCATATTCAACTCTTGATGATCGTATGCAATATAAAGAAACTAAAAATGGTGGGATGGTTTCTGTATGTGTAGCTAATAAAGAATCACAAAGAAAAGATCTTACACAAGCTCTTAAAGATTATGCTGAAATTCTTAGAACAGTAGATGCAATGAGAGAAAAACAAGAAGCTAAAGCAGTGCCTGTAAGAGGTGGTGTTGAGCTTGGTAGTATGGCAGAAGATTTCTTAAAAGGTAGAAGATAATGATGATCGATGGCTTACAGAGTATTGAATATGGAGATTGGTTCATCAATCAAAAGAGAGTTCCATCAAAGGATTCAGAAGAGTATAAAGCGTTCTATGCTTTCCATAAACAATTATGTATTGATGGTTGTACAATGGGAGGAGTGTATATTAACCCTTTTCTATATTGGCATTTAAACTTCTGGAATACAGAGGTAGATATTATAGATGAGCGTGGAAGGATTAATCAGAAATATGCTAATCCATATCTACGTGATAATGAGTGGATTATAACAAATGAAATAGATAGAGCACATAACGAAAAGAAAGGCCTTGTAATATTAGGCATTAGACGTTTAGCTAAGTCAGTAATTGAGAGTTCCTACATAGGTCATGGGGCAACGTTTGATGAAAACTCCCAGAACATTATAGCAGGATTGAATGCTCCCGATATAAAGCTTATCACAGATAAGATTGACAAAGGATTAAACTTCTTGCCAGAAGCGTGGAGATGGCAGAGAGTAGAAGACAATTGGAAAAACCAAGTTACATTAGGGATCAAGACAAAAGCAGGAGAGAGAATCCCCTTTTCTCAGATCCTTATTCGTAACTTAGATGGTGGTAATAATGAAGAAGCTATTGCAGGTACAAAACCTAGAAGACTTATTATTGATGAGATAGGTAAGGGTAATTTCCTTAGAGGGTTACAAGCTGCTACACCAGGTTTCACCACACCATTTGGTTGGGGATGTTCTCCTATACTAACAGGTACAGGTGGAGATATGCAAAACTTCATGGATGCAAAGAGCTTAATGTTTGATGTACAGAACTTTAACTTCCTTGAATACAATAGTGCAAAGGATGATCAAAGAATCCATGGACTATTCATCTCACATAAGTATAGAATGGAAGCTAAAGAAGACTCTACACTAGGAGCCTATCTTGATCAACCAGCAGAATCAGAGTTACATAATGTAAAGATGTTAGTATCTAACGAAGAGAAAGCTGATAAGATTACAAATGATAACCTTGAAAGATTAAAGAAAGCTGGTGATAGACTAGCTTATTTAAAAGAGAAGATGTACTACCCACAAGAAGTGGATGATATATTCTTAAATGAAGATACAAACATCTTTGATATTGAAGCATCTAAACGTCAGAAGTCCAGACTATTAGCACAAGAAAGAACAGGAACCCCTGTTATTTTATATGATGATGGCCAAGGAGTGAAACATGAGTTTACAGATAAGGTGCCTATATCAAACTTCCCACTTAAGAATAGTGATAACAAAGAAGCTCCTGTAGTGATATATGAGTTTCCAATTGAAAGTCCTCCTTATGGATTATATGTTGCAGGGATTGATCCTTATAGACAAGGTAAGTCTGCTTATTCAAGTTCATTAGGATCTGTATACATATACAAACGTATGCATGCTATATCAGGAGAGAAGTATCAAGATATGTTTGTAGCTAGTTATTGTGCTAGGCCAGAGAAGAAAGAAACATGGGAGGAACAAGCTCGTTATCTCATAAAGTATTATAATGCTAGAGCTCTATGTGAGAATGATGAAATATCATTTATTGATTACATGATAGCTAAAGGAGATGCACATTATTTAGAGAGACAACCAGATTGGTTAAAAGAAATAGTTCCAAACACCACAGTTAGAAGAGATTACGGAATACATAGATCTTCTGAGAAAATACGAGACTTCTTACATGGATGTCTTAAGAAATATACAGAAGAAGCTATACATATTGAAAAAGATGCTGAAGGAAATATCATATCAGAGATAAAAGGAATGTCCAAGATATTTGATCCTGTTCTTCTTGAAGAGATGATCCAATATAATGAATCAGGTAACTTTGATAGAATCATTGCAGCTGAGTTAGCAATAGCTTTAGCAATGAAACTAGATCCCATTATGGGAAAAATAGGAGGAGAGCAAGATGTAAGAATACAATCAATGTTCAAAAAGAACAAACTGAATAGACTGTTTACAGAAAGCAGATCAATGTTTAACACACCAAAAAATAAATTATTTACATAATGAGCATAATTAGATATACAAAAGATGCTACCATAAGATATGCATACTTAAACATTTTCCCTGATCAATTCAAGACAGAGAAAGAGAAACAAGATGAGAGTTGGATTAAGAATACGATGGATTATTTCTCAAACAAAGCTTATGCTGAGTATGTAAAAAATAGAGATACGTTCGTAAAGAACTATGATCTTATGAAAGGGATTCTTCATATGGAGGATTTTTATCAAGAACCAGAAGTAAGAAGTTTTACAGATGTACTTACATCAGATCTTGAGCTTCCTGCTTATGTAAAGATGTATTCAATTATTACCACTCCTATTAATGAACTTGTAGGTGAAATAAGTAAACGTCCAGATGCATTTAGAGTGAAAGCTTTTGATGATGATAGTAAAGCAGAAGAGTTACAATTCAAGACTGATACTCTTCAACAATATGTAATTAGTCAAGTTAAACAACAGCTAATGACTAAAGCTGCAATGCAAGGAGAAGAAATTGATCCTGAACAATTACAACAAATGACAATGGAGCAAGTACAAGATGAACTTGATTCATATACATCTGTTGCAGAGAAATGGGCTAATCATGTTCTTACATGTCAGAAAGCTGATTTTGTTATTAAAGAAAAATCTGAAGATGCATTTAGAGATTTATTGATTTCTGCTAGACAATTTTATCATATATATGAAGACAACTCAAAGCTTGGATATAATATAGAAGTGGCTAATCCAAAGAACACTTGGTTTCTATCTACACCAGATAGAAAATATATATCAGATCCTACAGGTAGAGCAATGGGTGCTTATGCTGCTGGTACTGTGCAAGTTATGGAATTATCAGAAATTATTGAAAGCATTCCAGATCTTACAAAAGAAGAGATAGATCACCTTAGATCATCTTTACAAGATTATGGATTAATTAATGTTAGAGAATCAAACCTTGGTAATCCTGATGCTGTACCAGGACAAGACTCTGTAATGTATGATACATTTGACCCTCTTGTTTTACAGACAAGAATGATCATTGAATCAGAGATGAAAGAAAACAATGATGGCTTAAAAGATTTCTTAGGATTAACTAATAATGTGTCTTCATTTGGATACAAATATGTTGTTGTTAGATCATATTGGATATCTAAAAGAAAGATAGGTAAATTGATCTATATAGATGAAATGGGTAATGAGCAATCTACACTTGTTGATGAGTCTTATAAATCAGGAACTATACCTACACAACAATCATTAGAATGGGGATGGATTAATGAATGGTATCAAGGAACAAAGATTGGTCCAGATATCTATCATATCAAACCATTTAAACTATTGAACTATTGTCCTATTATAGGAACAACATTTGAGGTGAAGAATACAGAAGCTAGAAGCTTAGTAGATCTTATGAAACCTTTCCAAGTAATTTATAATGTATGTATGAACCAATTATACAAACTACTTGAGAAAGAAGTTGGTAAGGTTCAGCTTATGTCATTAAGACATATTCCTATTCCTAAAGATGGAGATGCACAAGATGCTCTTGATATATGGGAAATGGAAGCACGTAACAGAGGTGTGGTATTTATTGATGATAGTCCAGAAAACTTAAAGAGTCCTAGTTCATTTAATCAATTTACAGCTCTGGATCTTACACGTACACAAGAGATACAATCTAGATATACATTAGCACAACAAGTGAAGATGGAATGTTGGGAACTTGTAGGTATGTCTAAACAACGTATGGGAAGCATTTCTGCTTCTGAATCAGCTACAGGGACCAACACTGCTATGCAACAGAGTTATTCTCAAACAGAGCCTCTTTTTGTGGCTCACGAGTATGTACTTGGACAGTTGTATCAAGCAATCATAGATGCTTCTCTTTACATTGAAAGTGCTAAACCACAGAGTACACTTTCATATATTACAGGAGAAGGTGAATCTGCATTTGTACAAGTGAATGGAACAGATCTTTCATTCCGTGATTTAAAAGTATTTCTTACTAATAGACCAGAAGATACACAAATGTTTAATGAACTTAGACAATTGTCTCAAGCTATTATTCAAAATGGTGGCACACTTTATGATGTAATAGAATTATATTCTACCAAGTCTATGAGAGAAATGAAAAAAACATTCAAAGATCTTAGAGATAGACAAATTGCTCAACAAGAGCAACAACAACAACTTGATCAACAACAGCAAGAAGCTCAACAACAACAAGCTCAAGCTGCACAGCAATTTGCTATCCAACAACATCAAGAACAAATGGCTCATGATGATTACCAAAAAGAACTTGATAGATTATCTAAGAAAGAGATTGCTATTATACAAGCTACAGGATTTGGTAATGTTGAATCAGAAGATACTAATGCAAATGCTATCCCTGATGTAATGGAAATGAGCAGGTTAACTCATGACCAAGATAAAGCTACAAAAGATTACGGATTAAAAATGGCTGATATTCAATCTAAGAATAAACAAGCTAGCGATAAAATGTCTGTAGAAAAAGAGAAACTACAAGTAGCTAGAGAGAATATGGCAAATGATTTAGCAGTTGCTAAAGAGAATGCCAAGGGACGTAATAACAAAAAAGGTTAAAAAACTTCTCCTCTTCGGAGGAGGATTTTATATTAATGCTATATTATCAAGAAAATTGGATCACATTGACACATAACCCTTTGATATTAGAAACTCTTATTATACTTTTACATAAATAAACCAAACACAAATACAACTACATATGGCTGATAATTTAGATATAAGCAACTTTAGTATCCAAGATACTATGGAAATGGGAATGGGTAATCAAGAATTACTTCAAGGGTTATTTGAACCTGAGACTGCTTCTAGTAACCCAGAAGATGTTACACCAATCATTAATGAGGCTAATCCTCCTGCTGCACCTGCTAAACCAGATGTACCAAAAGGAAAAGACATTATTCCTCCTGCAAGTGTTGATGGTAAAACAGATGAAGAGAAACTTGATGGTCAATCAATGATCTCAGATTTCTTAAGTGATAATCCAGATGAGGATGATGATGATAACACACCTGCTCCAGTATCAAAACCTGCAAAAACTGCAGATGTTGATAATAGTGATGATAGTGATGATGATGCACCACAAGGTACACAATTCACTGCTCTTGCAAATGATCTTTATAAACTAGGTGTATTTACATCTGATGATGAAGAGCAAGAATCAATTTCAACACCTGAAGAGTTCTTAGAAAAATTTAATGAAGAAAAGAAAAAAGGTGCTTCAGAAATCGTTCAAAATTTTATTGGGCAATTTGGTGAAGATTACCAAGAAGCTTTTGATGCCATATTTGTAAAAGGAGTTAATCCAAAAGATTACTTCACTACATATAACAATGTTGTTGGATTTGCAGAAATGGATCTTTCTGATGAGAATAATCAAGAAAGAATAATGAAACAAGCATTAACTAATCAAGGTTTTGATCCAGAAGATGTAGTAACAGAAATTGAAAGATTAAAAAACTATGGTGATTTAGAGAGTGTTGCAACAAAACATCACAAGGTGTTGGTTAAAAACGAAGCATCTAAATTACAAGATTTAGAAGCTAAGTCTGAACAAGAGTTACAACAAAAAGCTCAAATCAGAAATCAGTACATAAGTAATGTACAAACCATCTTAAATGATAAGGTGAAAGCAAAAGAGTTTGATGGTATTCCTATCAATCCAAAATTAGCAGGTGAACTACAAGACTTCTTATTAGTTGATAAGTGGAAAACTCCAACAGGAGAAACCTTAACTGATTTTGATCGTGCCATCTTAGATCTTAAAAGACCAGAGAATCATGCACAGAAAGTTAAAATAGGACTTCTTTTAAAAATGTTAGAAAAAGATCCTACATTATCAACTATACAAAGAACAGGCATTACGAAAAAATCTAATGAATTGTTTGGAGAAGTTGCTAGACAAGTAACAAAAGCTAAATCAACTGGTACCACTGGTACTACTGGTAATGCAAATAAATGGTTCTTATAACAAACAATAAATAATTAATAAAAACGAATAACAATGGCAATTCAAACAATTCCTGGGTTAACTGGTTTTACTTATGCTCGTGTAGCGTCTATGGACAAACGTGCAGTAGGAAAACTAACAGACTCTAACCACTTAGAGAGTTTTCACTCTAATGAGCCTGCAGACTATGATAAAAAAATCATCAGTCTTTACACACAGAGCTCATTGTACAGCAATGACTTCTTGGACATGATCAACAAAAGCACACCTTATTACATCGATAATAATAGTGATGCATGGAAATGGCAAGTAGCAGTTCCTTACAAATTCCCAAAAATTATTGACATTCCTGCTTCTACGCAAGATTTGATCGTAGCTGGTAAAACAGGTATTGATGGTCAAGAATTTCAATTAGTATTAGATACTAATGAGTTTTCTAAAAATGCTATCATCTCTGTAGGTACACGTCAATATGGTCCACGTTTCTACGTGATCAAAGATCCATTACCATGGAACATGGGTTACCTTTATTCATTTACTCTTGTAACTGATAATCCACAAATTGATTTTGTTAATCCTACATTTTTACAATATGGTGTTGAACTAGAATTAGTTGATGCTGCAATTGGAGAATTTGATCAAGACTTATTAGGTCTTCCAAGATTAGGTGAGCAAATTACAATGTTTGAATCTTTAGGTTCTGCATATGGTTATGAGCACAAAATCACAGAATGGGCTGATGATAAAATGATGAGAGATGCTTCTGGTAAACCATTAGACATCTTGGTATATGCTCCACAAAGACGTAACCAATTACCACTTACACGTAATGATGTTAAATGGGAACCGTTTATTGAATTCTGGATGCGTAAATCTATGATTGAATTGAAAGTTAAACGTATGATCTGGGCTAAACCAGGTACAGTTAAATCTGGAGGTTCTAAACAAGAATTGAAAAGAACATCTGCTGGTGTATACCACAGAATGCGTAACAATGGAAACTTGGTACAATATAATAGAGGTGAATTCTCTGCTAACTTAATCCGTTCTGTATTTGGAGATTTATTCTACAGAAGAGTGGATGTAAAAGATAGAAGTGTTAAGATGTATACTAATGAAGCTGGATTCGATGTATTCCAACAAGCTTTGAAAACAGATGCATTAAATTCAGGTCTTACTTTCATGGCTGATTCTGGAAACAGATTTATGCAAGGTGAAGGACAACACATCACTTACAACTTTGCATTTGATGCAATGGTAACTCGTGAGACTGGTAGAGTTGAATTGATTCACTTAAAAGAATTAGATTTACCACAATCTAACTTAGAGTTTGGACAAAACAAAAAATCTACGCCTGTATTTATGGTGTTTGATGTTTCTCCAATGTCTGATGGTTCAATGGTAAACAACATTAGAGAAGTGAGAATGAAAGGTGCTCCTTCTATGACTTGGGGTTATATTGATGGAACTCGTCATCACTTAGGATTTGCAAAATCTCAAGGTATGTCAAGTGCTAACAAATTCCCAGGATACGAAATCTGGATGAAAGACAGATGTGATGTATTTATTGAAGATTTGTCTAGAACTGTGTTGATCGAGGAAATCCCACAATTCTAATAACGAAAATGTAGATGTATTGCTTCCCATAATAGAACAGCATACATCTCTTTTTTCCGAGATGGTTCCCCTCACCTCCTCTCCCTCCCCGAGGGGAAGCTTCTCAAACAGAGTGTTGAAATGGATAGTATCCATGTTCAGGTTCCTTCGGTGGAACCACTCTACTAAATCGTGTGGTAGTAGCAGTTGGTAGCTCGCAAGGCTCATAACCTTGAGGTCGTTGGTTCGAGTCCAACCCACGCAACAAATTAAAACCAATTATTAAATTTAACTACATATGGCAAAGACAGGCAAGATTTCTACTATTAAGAGAGACTATTCAAATAGTGCTCAACTTCAAACAATGGATAGTGGACTATCACAAAAAGGAATGACAAGAATCCCTGGAACAGGAGTATTCAAGTATCCTTATAAAGAATTAGATGGAAAGTACAGAACAGGATTAGATGAAAATGCTACGTACATTAAAAGAATCCAAGATCCTTTAGAACAAGAATTAGAGATTGAAAGAGTGAGAGCTCTTAAAACAAGACTTGAGAATGAAATAGGAGATATTGATTTAGGACCTCGTTCACAATTTTGGAACTATGGTTTATCAACTTCTACAGATGATCAAACACACGTTCAAGTAGTTAAACTATTAGATGGTGATAACTATTTTGATCTATCAAATGTTTTTCAAGAAATAGCCTTTTCATGGTTGAGAGTACATCCAACTATTGCTTCTAGTTATCAAGCATGGGAAAGAGGTGAATTTCCAGCAGATACACAATTTTATATTGTAGATGATGAAATTGAAAATGCGGTAATCTACAAGAAAAAACAATTGATTAATAAAGCTATTGTTAAGTTTGATTCTATGTCTCCTGAGAAGAAGAAAAAAGTTGCAAGACTTTTAGGTCTTCCAGTAACAGAAGAAACAAAAGAAGAAGTGGTTTATAACTTAGTAGATAATGTATTGAAACAAACAGAATTCAAGAATGGTAAATATTCAGGATTGAGTCCAGTTGAAGTGTTCAATAGATTTGCAGATATGAAAGAAGCCTTGCTCCATATAAAAGATTTAGTAAAACAAGCTGTAGCACATTCAGTATATAGAATCAAACCAAACGGTAAGGTTTATGAAGGTGAATATGAAATAGCTAAAGATGAGGAAGATTTAATTAGATTCCTTGCAGATGATGATAACCAAGATGAGTTATTGACATTAGAAGGTAAATTGAAAACTAAAAAACTAGCTGCTATTTAGTAGTTAGTTTTAAAAATATAAAAGCATATGATACCAGTAGATAGTTTATTGTATAAGATTGATCAGAAACTAAATAAACTATCAACTAATGAGCACCAACAAATTCAATTAGAAGACAAAATCTTAGCTTTGAATGAAGCTCAGATAAAGTTGATAAAACAAAAAGTTGATGGTATTAGTGTTGCTAGTGGATTAGGACAAGATTCATTTAAGAAACGTTATGAAGACTTACAAAGTCTTGTAATGGATTATAATCACCAACCCTTAACATTAAGATTAAAGGATGCTGATTTGAATCAATGGTCTGCAAATGTTCATTTACTTGAACCTAAGTATATGTTTTATGTTGACAGTTATGCATTAGCTGATAAAGGTAGATGTAAAGATAGAAAGATATGGATTAACCGAGATCTTGCCAAACATGGTGATCTTCAATTCATATTAAATAATGATCATTACAAACCTTCATTTGAATATCAAGAAACATTTAACTTCTTAGCATCAGATGAAATAAGCATATTCACCGATGGTACATTTACACCTAAGAATATACAGATAATGTACATGAGATATCCAGTGTATATAAATAAGACAGGATATATTATGTTAGATGGTTTACCATCATATGATGCTGATTGCGAATTAGAAACATATCTAGAAGATGAACTTTTAGATCTTACAGTTCAAAACCTAGCAATGTATACAGAGAATCAATCTGCTGTTCAAAATGCAGCATATAGGATTCAAACAAACGAATAATTTTTTTAACATTTAAATAAATAAAAATGGCTGATTTTTCATTAACCACGCTCTTCGTGGTTCCAGTAGGGCAAACTGCACTCCCTAGCTCTGGCTCAACACAAAACTTGACTGCAGGACAAGTTGGGATTTTTAATAACTTGTATGCTACGGTAACTAGCTCAACTATTAATAACTTCCCTTATTTTTACATTGCCCAAGGTAGAACAAATACTTATTTGCAAGGATCTAAAAGATCTGATAGAATTGCAGGTGGTTCATCAGTTCTTACAGGAAATGTACAAACAATTAGACCTAATGGTTCTAATGTAACAGAATGGTATAAAGTAACAGGATGTCCAACAGCTGCTAATCAAATTACTGATGTAACTGATTTCACTGTACAATGTGGAGAAAGTATCACGTTAACTTTACGTGCTCACTCTTCTTATATTGATACATTGTATTTCAATGGTTTCACTCGTTCAGTAACTATACAAGCTCCTTGTTGTGGTTGTGACGAAAATCCATGTGCTGATGTAAGTGATAATACAATTATCGATCTATTGATTGCTAAATTATTGCAAAAAGCTCCAGGAAACAACCCTGATAACATTTCATTCTCTACATTCTTTACATTTGAAAATGTAGGTGGAACAATTCTACGTATTACAGGAAAACCATTGACTATCTATGGACAACCTTGTGATGTAGCTGCATTCCCTTTTGAATATGACAGAATGTCTTTCAGAACGTTTGTATATGCTGGTCCAGCTACTACTGCTGACTTTATTGTTGCAGATGCTTGTAACTTTGTTGCTCAACCAATCATCACTCAACGTGCTTCTTATGCTACTGGTACATCTGCAGAAATTGCTCAATTAGAGAAAAATTTCTATAGCTACCAAGCTGGTTATTTGAAACACCTTTACAGAATGAATGGATACAACGAGAACTTTGAAACTTGGGTATCTGGTGGTACTACATATGATACATACTACATTAAATTTAATGAGTATGATAAATCTGCATACCAATGGGGTGATTATATTCAAGAAGATAGCACTGTAATTATTGCTGCTCCAAACTCTGTAACAAGTGGTATTGCTGCTGCAATTGAAACTGTATTAGAAGCTGCTTTAGGAACTGTATTAGATAACAATGCTTGTATTACAACTACAACTACTTCTTCTACTGCTGCTCCATCAACAACTACTACTACTTCTACTCTTATCCCTTAAGACTAAGAAGAAGTAATAAATATTATTAAATAACCTATGCCAGGGGAAAGAGGATATCACTCATATTCCTCTGGCATATTTATTAAACAAACATGGCAAACTTACAATTAGATATATTAGTAGTTCCTACTTATAGTGTACTTACAATTGGTATTACAGATGCTTCTGTATATCCTACCAATCCTCCAGTGGTTTCAGCACCATCTATTGAGATTGAAATACCAGGATTTGGAACCAAGGTGTTACCTTTTGTTCCTAACAAAATCAATGTATTTACATCATCTAATTTGGGAATTACAGATCCTGGTTGTAATCAACCACTTCCTGATGGAGTGTATAGATTAAAATATTCTGTGGCTCCTGCATATGCAAATTATGTAGAAAAAACAATATTACGTGTTGAGAGGCTTCAAGAGAAATTTGACAGTGCTTTTCTTCAATTAAATATGATGGAGTGTGATAGAGCCCTTAAAACGCAATCTAGCGTACAATTAAATACAATCAACTTCTTTATTCAAGGAGCTATTGCAGCAGCTAATAACTGTGCAGAATTTGAATCTAATACATTATATGCTCAGGCAGATAATATGTTAAACAACTTTTTAAAAACCAACTGTGGTTGTTCTGGTAACAACTACCAAATAAACTTTTATTAATTATGGCACAATGTAATTCATGTGGAGCTAATGTGGGGTGTGGATGTCAATTGAAAAATGGACTATGTGCAGCATGTGCTGCTAAAGTAAATAAATAAAATTTATATTATGTTATCACCAAGACTAACGAATTGCCCAGAATGTGCTAACATTCCATCTTTACTTAGAAAAATAGATTGTAAGTTAGCAGAACTTGGTAACAACTTGTACAACAATATTTCATATATGTTGAACAAACCTATACCTGCTGGTGAAATTCTTCAATTGATAACATATAGAAGAATACTAACTCATAAGTATTGTAATCCTGATTACGTACATGAATACTCTGTATCTATGATAGCTAGCAGAGTTATACGTATTACTGTAGGATGTGTTAGTAGATGTAATACTCCAGAACCTTGTATAGAGATTCCTTGTGATATTATTATTGTACCAAATCCTACAACATCTACAACTAGTTCAACAACATCTACTAGTTCTAGTTCAACAACAACAAGTACAACCACAGCTAATCCTACAACAACAACTACTACTACAACAGTTAACCCTTGTCCAGATTGTATATCAGGAACAGAAGTAACTATTGGTGCACAAATATGGACAGTGTGTAACCTTGGTGTTACTACATATGCTAATGGTGATCCAATTCCAGAAGTTACTGACCCCACAGCTTGGGAAGCTTTAACAACTGGTGCTTGGTGTTATTATGAAAACAGTACAGTTAACGGTACAACTTATGGGAAATTATACAATTGGTATGCAGTAAATGATAGTAGAGGATTAGCTCCATTAGGTTATCACGTTCCAACAGATGCAGAATGGACTACTTTAACTACCTATTTAGGAGGAGAGAGTGTTGCAGGAGGTAAAATGAAATCAACAGGCACGTCGCTTTGGACAAACCCTAATACAAATGCTACTAATGAGAGTTGTTTTACTGGTCTTCCGGGGGGGGTTCGCAACATCAATGGTGAGTTCAACAGCATTGGCTCCAACGGTACCTGGTGGAGTTCGTCAGAGAACCCTGCAACAAACGCCTGGTTCCGCTACCTGAATTACAATAACGGCAATGCCAGCAGATACAACCTCAATAAGGACTACGGTTTCTCAGTAAGATTGATAAAAGATTAATAATAAACAATTAAAATAAATAATATGAACAATTGCTCAAATTGCTATAACGGATGTACAGAGATAATCTCTGACAGATGTATTAAATATACAGGAATAGATGTTCCTGTTCTTGGAATCCAAACTGGTGATTCTTTATCATTTGTAGAACAAGCATTAGTTACATTTCTTGTATCAACATTAGATGGTACAGGAATAAAGATAGATCTTGGGCCTACAGTGGTATGTACACTTGTTCAAAAGTATTTACCAACATGTAAAGATCTTTCTATTGTAGATATATCAAAAGCTCTTATACAAGCTGCTTGTGATCTTCAAGAACAAGTTGATGTAATTGTGGCAGATCTTGCTATATTAAATGCTGATTATACAATTGGATGTTTGACAGGTGTTACAGCTTCTTCAGATACACATGCTATTGTACAAGCTGTAATAAATACACTTTGTGAATTAAAAACTGATTTTGAAGATTTATTAGTTGATCTTCCTAATACATATGTAGCTATTGATAATCTTAATGATTTAATTGCAGCATATTTAAATAGTACAACTGGAAATCTTATTAGTAATAAAATGGTTCCTTATGCTGTACTTCCTTATTTTGGACCTATAACATTCTTTAATTCTTCAGGAGCTGGTACAGATGATTGGGATAGAATATTTTTATGTAATGGAGAAAATGGAACTCCTGATTTAAGAGGTAGAGGATTAACAGGTGCAATTAATTCTGTTCCTGGAGGACCATTAAATGCTGCAGTTAATCCTGCAGTTAGTACAGCTAATCCAAATTATAGTCTTTATGATATTGCTGGTGCAAATCAGATTTCATTATCAGAAACTCAAATTCCTGTGCATACACATGCTAATATTTTAAACTTTAATGATCCTTTACATAGTCATTTAGTTGGAGGAACTTTAGGAGTATTAGGTCCACGGACTACAGGAAGTATCACAGCTGCATTTGATGGCACAAATAGTTATAAATTACAATCAACATTTGTAACAGATTCAGCATCTACAGGAATTACAGCTTCAATAACTAATGCTGCTGGTCCAATAGGTGGAGGACTTCCTCATTCAAACATACAACCAGTAACAGCTTGCTACTACATTCAATATAGACCAGTTTAATAAATCAATAATATGGCATATCCTTTTTTACCAGTTAATCCCTCTTGTGGAA